ATAACCAAAGGAGCAACACCGTAACCTCTTGTGATCAAGGATATCATACTCGTTTCCTTTCAAATACTTCATCGCTCTCTTCAGCCAGAGTACCATCTGCTTTGTACAAATCAAATCTTGCAACTTCTGTAACATTATCGTCTTTATAGAAAATCATTTGATGACCGTCTCTCACCCAACGACCACCTTCAATATCCTTTATAAAACTTACATCTACCTCGATAGTTGGAATCTTATCTGTCTGAACTTTAATATTTTGAGCAGTAGACTCAAGCGCCAAATTAGAAACATCTGCCTTATACTGATCTGGGTCGTCAAGGTCCGATTGGACTGCGTCGAGTTGATCAGATAATGTTTTAAGAGTGTCTCCATCAGATCCTCTAATATTAGATTCTGCTTGATCAAGTTCGGCCTTAGTCGGGGGATCATAAGAATTCAATGCGTTTGTTACGTGAGTCTCGACGTTAGCTTCTAAGGCGAGACTAGAAACGTCTGCTTTATATTGATCCGGATCATCCAAATCAGCCTGCACGATATCCAATTGGTCAGACAAAGTTTTTAGATCATCATTGTCTGAACCTCTTATATTGGATTCAGAAGATTGAACTTGTGTTATTATTTCATTCTTGTCAGAAGTAGCTTCAGCCCTCGTCGGTGGATCATAAGCATTAAGAGCGTTCGTAACGTGTGTTTCCACATTTGCTTCAATAGCAAGGGCGGATATGTCTGCTTTGTACTGGTCAGGATTATCCAAGTCAGCTTGCACTGTGTCCAACTGATCTGAAAGAGTTTTGAGTGTATCATTATCAACACCTCTTATATTAGATTCACTACTACTTATTGCTGATTCAACTTGCGACTGTGAAGCTGGGTCGGAAGGTAGGTTATCTGTTTTGTTCTTTATAGCTTGGGCGGTGGTCTCAAGAGCAAGATCGGAAATATCAGCAGACTCCCAAGATCCAGATCCATGAGAAGAAGTGAGTTGATTGTCTATATCCGTAACAGAAGGATCATTGAGCACGCCTTTGTTATTTACTCTCGCCTGTACATTATTAGACCCATCAAATTGGAGCTTATCAGTTTGAGCTTTGATAGCCTGAACGTCACTATTTTTGCCCCACAATTCACTTACCACTTGAGCCTTTCCATAATAATTCAGAGACTTAACTCCGGACACATTTTCATAAAGAACTACAAATTTAAATTCACCTAAAGTGTCCAATTCAGTAGCAGAAAAAACAATGTCATAAACTCCCTCACCTAGTTCTATCCAGTCAGAAGAACCCAGAGTCTTCGTACTCAAAGCCGAATCGCCATATTTGGCATACTTCACCACTAGATTAGCATCATTATAGAGAACTCCGGTCATTGGGGTCTCATAATCGTCTGAACTGATAAGAACACAAGAGAGTCTCGTTTGAGTATTTTGCTCAACTAAAACAGGCATCAATCACATTTCTCCTGTCAAAATTATTAATTAGTGGGACCACATACTCTACTTCAATCTTAAAATAATCAACTTGCGATGCAAAGTAATGAGCAGATGGGATCGGGCAAACAACTAGAATACCAGCTACAATTCGGTACAAAGCAACTATTTCATTGGTCGAAGGATCAATATATTTAGCTGGATCAGTAATTGTATACGTCGTCGTAACATCGCCATTTCCTCTAACTTGAATAACCTTATCATACTGATTTGTATCAAAATTCCAAAGCCACAATTGTTTATCATTGCTAAACAACAGTTTGTAGGAAGGATCTGGTGTTGGCAATTGATAAGTTCCACTATCTCCGTTTCCATTCGACATTTAAATACACCCCTGTGTCCATTTCCATCGTATAGTTATAGTCAACGATTTCACACTTTCTCGTTTAATGTTAGAAGGAAGAGCTATTTTAAATCTATGAAAAGGATATTGCCCACCGCCATATGCACAATTCATCTCTGCAAAGTTTCCATCATTAGACGCTAGTTTAGAATAGTCTGAAGGAGAATACTCCACAGAAATATAATTTGGATCTGTTGGTATTAAATTTGATCCTTGACATTCCTTATACGCTCTCTTATCAACACCAACTCCAGAAGAGTAATCAGTTGAGAATTTTTTCATAGTAATTCCTCTACAAGCACATACAATCTTTCGCAATCTACTTCAAGATCAGAAAGAGTGTAAAAAACATCATCTATCAAAATTGGACATACAGTAGAAACGATCGAATATATATCAGACGAACTTAGTGTCTGCCCTTCTTCTAAATCAATACCAAGGAACAAAACGGCTCCCGTAACTATTACTTCAATTTTAATATATTTTGTCATATTTCTATTTCTTTCCGATAAATCGAATTCAAGTATTTCTGGAAATTTTCCTCTTTTTCAATCTTATTTGCCACATCGTTACAAGCAACGAAAAATTCCTTTTGACTAAGATATTTGGACACTTTGAAGGTTTTTTCTCTTTTCAGAGATCCAACAACAAATACAACAGTAACCTCCACACAATTTTCCAAATTCTTTATTTTTGTTATAGTCACAGTCCGTTTCGTTGCTTGCATTCCTAAAATCCTCCTGAATAATTTTTTACACATAAAGAATTACTTACTTCCGATTTGACTCATTAACACTACCTTCAAGTTTTCTCATTCTCTCATTCTGCAAAGCCATTCTCTCCTGCATCACTTTGACTTCTATAGTCAAACAATTAATTTTTTCAACCAAAACGTCTACCTTCTGTGATACCCTATCTGTATTATGAAGAGATAGACCTCCAAACGCAAGTAAAGCAGCAACTATCAATGAAAGAATGCTATAGAAGAACTTTTTTTCCATTTTCGCATCAATACACTTCTTAACGGTAGCAAATCGACCGCCATCTTCCTTTTGTTGCTCTTCAAGCATCTTTATTCGTTCCTCATGAGCTGCGTGCATTGCACATCCTTTCCACACTTTGCTGTTATTGTTCGTCCCATTTCCCATCTTCAATAACTCCTATGTCGTAGTAGTTGTGGTTGTAGTAGTTGTGGTTGTTGTCGTTAACTCCCGGTAGCCAGGTGGGATCGACTTCGGTTCCCACTTACCACTTGTTGAATTATACTTCAATATGTCTCCATCAGACAATCCAGTCGTATCAACATCCAATAAAGCAGACAGCTTCAGAAGAGTGTCATTCAGCCTAGTCCAGTTGAAATTATTGGACTCGGCATTCCAATCTGGATCTCCTGTCTCATTGTATTTCAACCCACTCGGAGATAATGTTTGAACACTCATATTTCCTTCCTCTAATCATACTTAATAGGGACCCACTTACCTTTACTAGATTTCCACATTAACAGCGCTCCATCTTCTAACTTGTCAATATCAACGTCTTGAAGTGCTTGAATCTTTAAAAGAAGAGCGTTAAGTCTCTCAACATTTCGATTATAAATAGCAACCCACTCAGGCTGCCCGTAATCACAAGTTTCAAGGTCTGTTGGTGTAAGTTTGCTCATCTCTTACTGCCTCTATGTAGTAGTTGTGGTTGTAGTAGTCAAGATACAACCATTTATGGCTTTAACGTTAAAAAGTCTTCCTGCAGGTTGAGCTGTGTAACCAGTCGTCGCATCCGTAATCGACGCCTCGTTAGTACCATAATAATGGTAACACTGCACTCCACTGACAGCCCCATCTAATGTTCTTGGGATATCATCATATGCGGCATCGTTGAAATAAAAACTAATCACCAGATCCTTCGATGAATCAAGGCTAAAGTCTACCCAATCTGAAGTCTGACCATCAGAAGTAACAGTTGTTCCATTGTTGCCCCCATCAAACGTAACCCTTACTTGATTTCCATCAAAATCGTAAGCATCCCCGGATGAAGCTTTGTGGCCTATAAAACAGTCAGTAAACTTCCAGTTGGTGCCAACATGTCCAAGAGACAACTGTATAGTCTCAGCATCGTAATCGAGTAGGCTAGAAGAAATCACAATTCTCAGATTGAATCCAGACCAATCCGTACCTGATGTGCTAAAACTATAGGTGCCAAAGACTACATGGTTAGGGCATACAGTAGTAGTCGTCGTAGATGTTGTTGTAGTGGATGTAGATGTTGTTGTAGTGGTAGAACTGCTAGTAACCGTGGTTGTAGTTGTAGTGGTCGTGGTTGTTGTGGTCGTAGTTGGAACAACCGATCCATATGGTACATTTTTAAATTTCCCTAATCCTGCATCCCATACAAGCACGTCATCGTCTGAAAGCCCAGATAGATTAACATCTAGCATCCCCGAAACATACAGGAGAGTATCATTAAGGAGACGTGCATTACGTTCCATTATCTTATTCCACCCTTGGACGGAATAAGTGAGTTTCTCTAGTTGTGTGGGCGAAAGTTTAGGCACTGTCCATCTCCGGTTCTGGTTGATAGTAATCTAGTCCAGAAATACGAAAAGAAACAGGTTTAACCAATCTCTTTATCACTCTCTCAACCAAATGATGATCATAATCCAGACAACTATTCACAATAATGTTGGCATAAGCGGGATCATATTCGATCCAATTATCATAAATTACGTAAGATTCATGAAGGTGTTGAACAGCAACACAAGCAGTTGCAGTGAATCCTAACTCCTCTACAGGATACTTGTGAAACTCAACATCACCATGAGGAGTCATCTCAATCTCTTGGATGATTGCTCTAAGTAAGGCTGCGATAAACAACTCATTGCCAAGTCTTTCTCGATCTCCATGGAAATGAAAGTGAACAATTTTGCCTTGACTGAATTTACCATTTAGTTTGGTATTCATCTTCTCACCTTCTTTCCTTAAGCATCTGGTCCAATATAAGTTCCATCACCAGACGAAACATAAACAGATTTCCAGTCGCTTACTTGGCCGTTCAAACGTGCTCTCACATACACCGTACAAGCAGATGCTTGAGTCAACGTAGTAGACGTTCCGTTCACTATTACTGAAGACCCCAAACCACTTACACTCTCATACACCTCAAAATCTCCATCATAGAGCATTGGGTCCTGATCAGTTTGAGCATCAGCATCAGTTGTTCCTGCTCCTTTGTTGTCCTGGTTGGTTGGCCACCACTCTACAGAAAGAGATGATCCAGACCTGACAACCTTTATTCTACACACTGGCCATGGAACCTTCGCCTTACCTATACTCGTCACATGAATAGCAGTAGCATCAGAAGGATCTACCGTAACTGCTCCAAAATAAGGAAGCATTTTGACATAAAAATCTGAACTAGGAACCCCAGTCAAGATGTTCTCTGAGAGATTAAACAACCATATATCAGATCCACTACTGTGTGATTCTACTGGGGTATTTAAAACCCCCCTTACTATCCCTTCCAATCTATATTGATTTGATCCTACTGGAGTAACTCTCTCAAATCTCACTATCTCATTCCCGAGCAATGCAAACCTGTTCTTCCCAAACAAATCTGTCCTACTAATAGTATTAAATGTCGGATCATCTCGATAAGGAGTAAAGAGTATCCCTGTTTCATCATCTATCGAGTAGGTATCATCTGGATAAGTTTCATCTAGTGTTCCATACTGAGCCCACCCAGTAAACTTTCCATATGATTCATAATCAGTTCCTGTAGAAGAAACCATTGCTACCCAACCAGTCTCAAAACTATGAACCCTAGCAGCCAACATCAGATAAGCAGTATCATGTCCGTAAGTGGGATTATATGGTAACTCAAAAATAGCTTGATGGACTAGAGCTGCTGGTGTGTAGTCAGGATTCGTCCACTCACTTCCTCCTGCTGTTTCATAATTATCATCAAACAGAGTCTCTGTAACTTGTATTGCCCTCCAAGAGATTCTATTCTTATCAATCTCAGAAATATCCTTATTTATAACCCTAAATTCAGCGGAGGAAATCCCATATTCACTATTGTTTATCTCTACTATCTCTCCTACTTTAACAGACCTAAACTTCATAGTTGTTACAAATTCTATCTGAGCTCCGGGGTAACTCTGTTCTTTCATTATCTCCCACAAACGCTTTGAGGCCGCATCTACGTCCCGAAAGGCTTTCAAATCAACATTGAGAACTCGTTGTCGTCCTTGAAGTTGTATGTTTGCTCTATTCCCAATGATCAAAACTCTTTGTGTAAAATCCTTAGACTCATCAAGATATGTACCTCTGAAAATATTATATGTTTGATCCCAAGTCTTACGAGTAAAAGTGAAATCCAGAAAATCTTCCGTGTTAACTGTAGCAACTGCACTATCATTAGGATCAAAAGCTTTCAAGAAAAATCTACCTTCATCATCTTCACCAAACGCTCCACCAACATAAGACAAAACATGAGCTATCTGTTTTTTGGCTTTCTGACTTGAAGAGAGAATGAGATTAAGCCCATATCCCTGGTTATACCAATAATCAGCAGCATCATTAAAGGATGATAAGTCAATATCAGACACACTTGCACCATTATCTATCAGTATCTGATAGATAATCGCTGCAGGATTATGCCCATTTGACATCACAGCATGATTGATAGGAGAAGATCCTAAATCTCTTTCCACAACAAAATGAACTGTTGGGACATAAGTTTGATTTTCTCCAAGAAACCATTTCTTCCAAAAGATATGTGCCACTCTAGGAATTCTGTTTGCATACGTTCCGGGTTCTGTTGGGTAAATACTCTGTGTGCCATCATTGAAGTCAGTACTTGAAGCGCTTATCGTCTGCTCTTTATCCTGGACATAGGTCTTTATTAGACTTATTTTTCCATAGCATAGTGCTTCCCACACATCCAAATAATAATTGTAGCCAACAACAGTTTCACCCCCGCCCCCACCTTTGCCTCCAGCTTCTTCAGTAACTTCCTCAGTAATTAGATTTCCATACCATATAATGTTCCCGGGGATTCTCACTTTTCCAAACACAATAGGAACTACAGACCCTTCATTAGCTGTAGTAATACTAAAAGAATCTAATGTAGCAGGGGCCATATCCGGTGATTCCGGTTTTGGTCGGAAAAGAAAAGCGAAAATCGCCCCAACAACTGCAGCTCCTATTGCGAATAACCCAAAACTCATACCATTACAATCCTAAACAAAGTAGTTAGACGTTTTTTCCACCACTCCCCAAAAAACATTTCACTAACCCCTCGTCCTTGAATAGAATGGATCATTCTCCTATCCCCTAAATACATGGACATGTGATTAGTTACGTTTGTCTTTGTAGTTGAAAACCCCAGAAAATCACCTCTCATAACTACTCCCGGATCAGGGTGATCTATTCTCACAGTCCCTAAGTTCTTTCTCAAATTATGTTCCAAAAAAGCTATCACATTCACTTTCACAAATTCCTCTTTCGTATGAATGTGCCAGTCCCGTGGGTAGTATTCATACTGTATTTCACCTTTGATAACTCCTAATTCTTTCAAACACGCTACTAGAAACAAAGTACAATCTGCACCTCGACCTTTCACCATACACAGATGTCGATAAGGAGTTCCTTTCCAACTCTCTACTATCTTCAACATTCGATTCCATAAGTTATCATCCTCAAAGAGATTCCTCACTTCAGTCCCCACATCACCGGATTGGTAGATGGTATAAGAGGAAAACCCAAAAAGTTATCATAATTATTGAATTTATTTTTACATGTGTCAGGCGCACCATCACAACCCGGATACACATCTACTACTGTGTTAATAGCAACTCTACTGTCAAACGGAACATGAAGAGTTATAATGTTCCCTACATGCTTTAGAATCATCCTCACATCACTTCCATACTCAACCGTTCCGGCTGTAAAATAACCATCTGAATAAGCATTCAATCCACTCACTTCATAATCTGCTCCACTTATACTTACAACTGCTCCTTGCACCTTATAAACTGAATTATCTAATTTACATCCAGAATCAAATAACATATGATTACAATAACTTTGGAAAGTCACACTTGGGTAGTAGTTCTCCAAAATATCACTTGTAGAAACACACTCAGCTTTTGCCACATAATCCTTAATCGACACATGAGCTACCGATCCTTTAAAAATAAGAACATAGTCAGTAAGATCGGATTTCAATGCACTGTATATTCTTACCCTCGTAGATTCAATAGGTGTATTCGCTACATGACGAGAAAAGGCATCTATTACCGGTGCAATTATAGAAACTTTGACTTTGCTAAACTCACTATCAATACTAATCCCAGATCTCTTTATTGGTGCTGGTTCATAATCATACCCGCCAAAATTCAAAGTCTCTGGCCATGATGTGTATCGCTCAACGACTCCCCCATAGGTAAACTCGTAAAGTTCAGGAGTTGCTTCTTGTTGCGTCACTTGTAAGTTAGTGTTATAAGTCATCTTATATCTCCGAGTATTCCTTTACAAGCTCTACAACCTTTAAAACAACCTCTTCGGCTGAATCCGTGAAATAATCCATGGACAAATCATCGTGGTCAAAACGTACTAACAACAATCGTCCTATCAATACATGATTACTTGTGTTGATCTCCCTGTCTGTAGCAGATTCGAGAGCTAATAAGTAACGATCATTCGCCTCATCATCTGTTATAGACAACACATGTCGAGTTAAAACATCACCATTACTCATCAGAATCCAGATACGCTCGTAACCCTGATATTGTTGTTCGGCCCCATTGCGATAAACTGATAAAGAAGTTGTTCCACTTAAAGCTGTTTCTTTCAGAGTAAATTCTGCTTGTGGAACTTTAATCCAAAATCGTCCATGGCATCCTTTATGGGAATTGAAAAAGTCTATTAATGTGTACTCATCATTCTTATTAAACGTTGAAACTCCAATAGTCAATCTCTCAGGGACATCATCAACATAGGAGATTACCTTCGACGCTGTCCCGGGAAACTGCATAAGAACTCGTGCAAGAGATAGATTATATTCTGGTCTCTTTGCCCAGTTAATTTCCAAAGGAAAAATGGATTCGGAACCTATATCAAGTAGACTATCAGCCACTCTTATACTCCGTGAAATCAATAGTAAAATTCATAAGATTATCAGTTTCCATGTCAAAGGATACATTTTCTATTGTCGACAAAACAATAGGATAAACAACAGTCTTCTGCCATTCAAATGTTTCAGATACTGCCCTGGCCAAAGTGATAGAATTAGTTCCAACAGAAGAAATCTCTTTGATCTCTGCTAACAGTATGTCATGTTGAATCAAAATCACGTAAACAGCTTGATTATTTAAAAACCAATGTTTTGAAAGATCATTCGAACATTGAATAATAGTTTGGTTATTCATATCTTGATCTGGATAACAATGCTCACTGTAAATTGGCACACCAAAAATCTTATCATGCCCATAAGCAATCTGTTGTTTCAATTTCTGAGTATCAAGTCCTTTAACCCAAGATTTTAAACCAACATTCCACAGAGCATCATCCCTTAATGGTCTTCTCTGTTCCTTGAAATACTTATTTCTCTCTATAACAGTCTCAAATTTCATTTGGATTCTTATTCCTTGACTGTAATCAGGCTCATAAGCAAATGGGTTGACCCTTATTCCTGTTATTTCTGTTTCGTAATCGGTCCCATCAATAGTGAACGTGTAAGTCGTCGATTGGACTGGAGGCCCTTCTTGAAGGACCGTTAACGTCATAGTAATGTCGTCAAACTTCGCTATTGTAATTGGCAAAGGATCATGAGTTAATGTTGTTCCTTCAGGAGAGTCCTCAGTAATCGCGGTCAGTTGTTTTGTAACATCGAAATATGCATTCCAAACTTTTATCGTATAATCAACATCTTCTACAATAAAACCAGCATCTATCTCAAAAGGCTCAAACCAAATCCTAAAGAATAAATTATCATCACCAAAAGAATGAGGTCTCACACCACTGTGTAGTCCTTCGGATAAAGTAATGAGTCTGCTATATTCCAAAGCCCGGGCCGACTCATTAGTGTCCGTCTGTCTCCATACAGACTTTATATCGTCATCACTAAGTGCTGATCTGCTATAATGGACAATATCTGCCTCTGTAAGGAATACATACTGTGCCTGTTCCCTACCAAGTGCTTGATCCCCGGATAATATACCGTCTCCTAGAAAAGCCATTCTATGCTATCCTAAAAGCAAATCCATATTGTCTATCTGGAAAAGCAGTCGGAAACACAATGTATCTCTCCGATCCATACGTCAGTTCTTGACCAATCTGCAAACCAGCAAATTCAATGCAATAAAACGGATAAGTCCCAATTGGATACCATACGTTGTCACTTCTTCGCTGCCCAAACAGCGTTGGTTTTATAAGAACTCTCTTCCCAGTCCAAGCATTCTGTCTTACACAATATGACAACTTATTAAATTCTCCAAGATAACCATCGTCAGCTCCAAATCCACAATTAGAGTCAATTCTACCTGCAGTTTTGTCCCCCTCAAACCAAAACTTATAGTAGTACGATGAATCTCCGTCAGGGGACCAAAAACAAGCAAAATTCATATTTGTAGATCCTATGAGATTATACCAAGCATTAGAGGATGCGGAGTAATAACAAGTACTTACTTCCCATATCCCGTCGTTCGTTGATTGATCAAATAGTTCTATCACCCCGCAAAAGAAGGTCTGAATGAAGTTCGAGGCTACCTGCACTACACCACATATGAATTTATCATTACCGAAAAACCAGACCGCTGGCATCGTCCCAGGAGACAGACTTAATGGCTGAAAATAAGTCCCAGTAAAGAAATTTTGAGAGATTGGGTCATCTGAGTTACTATGGTCAACATTTCGATAGGATGGATCTATCCCTCTTACCCATAATTGTTCCTCTTGTGGATCTCCACTATCATCATCTGCTCTAAACCGGACTACAACATCCTGGTTCCCATATCCGTTAGTATAGATCTGTAGATTATCATGATCATAAGTTTGACCAGACAAAAAATCGTACTGACTACTCCCACTATCGTAAGCCCATTGTTTCGAGGTTTCATAATAATCTACAGTCCATCCTCTATCTAGTGCAAACGTTCTAAGTTTTGAGAGGACGTCCTTATGACTAGTTGGGTTGGAATACTTTACATAATTAACAAGACTCATTTGAATTCCTCCACTAAGTAGTGGTTGTAGTAGTTGTGGTTGTTGTAGTCGTGGTCACAGCTACTCCCTCTTCGACCGAACAGAAATCGTGATAGTCCGTTCTGAAAATATTCTGAAAAATCCTGTAACTCTTTCCATCAAAGTTAATCACGTCTTCAGATTGAACTTGGTTACAAAACACATGATAAAGCCCATCCAGATCCATCAACGTGTCGTGCGCCCCAGACCTGTATTCCATAAGATAAATTGGGCACATCAAAACGCGATTATCCTTAGTCTTATCTACTTCCACAGACATTTGTGTCAGGTCCATTCCCGGAACTACTCTAAGTTGTGGATTAGATGCCCGCATATCAAGATAGCTATTCGAGGGATTAATAATCCACACATTATGATAACCACCAGAGTTTGGCATGTGCCAAAACATCTCATGCCCACTACCAGTGCTAGATTGAAGAACAGTAGCTTGATATGCACTTCCCCCAATTATCAATGGATACGGATAATCTGACGGATTCCCAAATCGCCTTCCGAATCCAAGATAACACATTTCATAATTCGATTGGGCTTTTACAAACACTATGATTCTCTGCTGGTTCGAGTAGAACCAGTAGTACATAGTCCCATCTATAAGAGGCATCGACGGATGATAAGTATAAGCATTGTATGTACTATCATATGTTCCTAGTCCATGATCCGAAGAGTTAAAATCCCACTCAGTCTCACCAGACTGGTAGTAAGTGTATCCATTAAGGTTCCATGAGTAATAACCATCTGCTGCGTACTTAGTTTCCCTGATTCCAATAATTACTTTCTCTTGCCCACTAAGGCCTGTATTAGAGAGGATCACTTCTTTACAGTCACTACCAAACGGCTCACTCCCTCCGACTCCTGGCTCCTTCGTGTTCTGGTTCAACTCCTCTCGCCAATCTTGCCCAGGATTTCCATAGATATAGTCAGCTGTAGGAGTGCTATCTGGAGATGTGTCGAAAGTTATACTATAAGCACCAGTTGAGTACGTTATACTTCCAGAACTGATGTGGTCTCCTGTGATATTCCCAGAACCATCATCAGTTGCCTCATAATCGGTACCACTAATCGTATAATTAATCACCAATCTACCAAGACCCACTGGGCTATTGGCCAACGTTCCTGACCAACTCGTACCAGATCCACTTAAACTTTCTCCGGTGACCTCAGTTCCAAGTACAAAATCAAGGAGTGCTTGTAATAACCCATTCGTTCCAGAAAAAGCTGTAACGGTTCCGCTCTGAAAAGCCATCCTCTATCCCTCCGCAACCAGAGCCTGTTTTATCTGATAAGCATTCTGGCTGATGATATTCAATAATGTCCTTTGACCTTTTACAGAGGACATATATTCGTCCATCAAATTCGGATCAATCACATTCACTATGTTCAAATTAGTACCTGTCTCTCTCCCTTCTCTAAACCCAGATTTATTTACTGCTCCACCTTCAGCAAATCCATAATTCGGAGTTCTAACACCAGTAACGGTGAACTGAGAAAGAATTTCCCTAGGAATAATCTTTCGCCGTATTGCTTCCATTGTATCTTTACCATAATATCTTACTACATGAACGGGATGAATAAATTCCCCCGCCGTAGCCCTTACCAATATATTGTCCGCCCGAGAGCTAGGCGATCTCCCAGGGATCTCACCTCCTTCAGCAAAGGCAGGAGTCTGAGCCCTTATCATCGCTACCCTTGCCAACCCAGCTGCAATGGCTGCCGCTGCAGCCGCTGTGGCTAAAGTAGGACCAACAACAGGAATACCCACAAGAGCTTTATATGCTTCTTGTGCTGCCTGATAAGTAGAAATAAGAGTTTGAGCAATAGAAGCAGCTTTCTGCAGATAAAAGAACTCTTTAATTTTCTTTCCACTCGCATCATAGGCTTCACTGAATGCCTGTGCCAAAGCCCCATAGGTCTGCTGGAAGCCTTGAATTGTCATCTGTTGAATTTGTTGCTCTTGTTGTGCCAACAAACGATCCTTCTCTAATTTTTGATTTCTATAAGCTTCTTCTAATTGAACTTTTGTCGCATTGAGTTGTTTAAGTTTTTCAATCTCTGCTTGGTGTTTTCTATCAAGTTCTTGTAATTCCATATCAAATTTGGTTCTCAAATCAGCTGTGCCTAATTCAGAAATTCTTTTCTTTTGATCTTGGAGTAACTGCTCTATCTGTAATCGAGCCTGAGCTTGTTTCTCTTCAGCATTTAATCTTTCCTGATTCAACTTAAGTAAATTCCTTTGATGCGTTTGCTCTAAAGCAAAAATCTTGTCCAAAATAGCTTGTTTCTTATCTGGGTTGGTTTCAAGTTCCGCTTGCTTTTCAAGAATAGTTTTCTCCCTTTCAAATTGTTGATTAAGTAACTGAGTTCGTTTATCAAAATATTCTTTCAAACTAACTTGGCCTTTTTGATATAAATCAGTAATTATAGCCAATTCAGTTTTTGTCGTCTCTTGTAAACGAGTTAATTGACTCTTTAAACGAGCAACAAAACTTACTTCAGGTGTGGGAGCGGGACCTCGCACTCGACCTTGGGCTTCAGCAAAGGCTTGTGCAGCCGCCCTAGCCCTTGAATGTATCTCCTTCAACAGTCTTGTCGCTTTTTGATATGCAGTCTCTTGTGATTGAAGATTCTTAAGTGTCCTTCCAGACTCAAAGAAGATATTTTTCCACCATTCAGCCTGTTTCTGTAACGTTTTACTCCCTAATGAAAGATTCTTCATATATGCCCCAGTGGCCTGAAGTTGGATGTCCTTTGTCAGACGTCCAAAGGTTTCTTTAACAATACCAAAACCATGTATTAAACGTTCAATTTGGCGTAGAATAAAAGCCAATCCCCGGGATACCCCCTCTGCAAATAAGGCAAACGCTCCTTTCAAGCCAGTAATAATCTGTTTCCAAGCGTTCCATCCATCAGTTACCCTGGCACTTAGTAAAATTATCTTGTCCAATAGCTTGATAACATTGTTTGCTAGATTACGAGCAAAATCTTCAAAACGTCCTTCCTCTTTCATTCGTCGTATACGGTCCAGAACCAGATCCAGTGCACCCTTGATATAATCAAAAATTCCAGCTTCCATCACTGCATTACGAAATTGAAACCAAGCATCAGACATCATACTCAGCATCCCTTGCCAAGTATGGGATAATAATACACTAGCTCCTCTAAACTGGCTCGCTGGATCTTCCCAAGCAGCCAATAATCTTTTCCTGGTTTCCTCAGCAGATACAGATACTCCTGTTTGGAATCCCAGCATCGCCAATACGCCCCTTTCTCGGAACATATCAGCTGCTGCAGCTCCAGCAGAATACATACGAATAACTTGTGAAGTAGTTTCTTGAATGGAAAGACCAGTGACCGCTGCGAGATCAGCAATGAGAGGCATATAACGCTTTACCTCTTCATTGCCTCCCTTCATAACAGCACGAAGGTTGGTGGCGGATTCCATAATATCCTTATACTCAAAGGACACCTGAGAGGCAAACTCCGCCATCGATTGGAAAAGATCATTTGCTTCATTTATATCTCCAGTTAAAGCAACAAGACGAACACGAAACTGCTCTGCTTCTGCTGCTGCATTAACAAAACTCCTTACCAGAAGTCCCAGACCAAGCCCAGCGAAAGCCGTTTTCAAACTGAAAACATTACCTTTAAGGGCACGTAAACGTTCACCAACTCCTCTCAAAGCATTACTTGTTCGAGATGCTTGGTTTTGGACCCCTGATAGCTCTTTTTTAAGGTTAGAAAATCCTGTGCGGACCAGATCCTTCAACCGCACAACGATTTCCATTGTTTGACTACTTGTTTCAGGCATCTACCATCCCTTTCTCCGCATAATTCTCTTCCATTGCTTCTCATCAGCTGACTGTCCTACTCGAACAGCCAACGCTCGCTCTTTGAATTGCTGATAGGTGATTCGGTAGTGCTCTGATAATGCTATGAGAAAGAATTCATATCCATACTCTAAGACTGCCTGCCCGTGCCCTGCTTCGATAAGCTCACAAACAGCTGAGACAAGTCTTTGATAATTGCTTTTTGGATCTGTTCCAACAGTTCTGTTAGGCCCATCTTGTGGGCCAGATCGAAAAAAGCCTTATTCACTTCCCTAAACTGGTTCCAGATCTCTTCCACTTCACTAGGAGACATCTCCAACAAGTCTTCAAACTTAATATTAGTACAACGCTCTAGAATCTCATTTATAAAGACTTGCCGAAAACTATTGAGATCAGCTAAGGCTGTATCAGCTTTCTGAAAGAGATCTAAAATCTCCTTCACTTTTAACTCACGAATTTCAAACGTTTGATCATAGCCTTCAATCTTAAACGTTTTCACTTTTCTCATAGCATCTCTCCTTTTTCCACTATCCAATCTAACTAACAATTATGTTGTAGTTGTAGTGGTCGTGGTTGTTGTGGTCGTGGTTGCGTATGTTACTGTAAAGTAAGGACTATCCGCATGATTAGCTGTGTCAGCGAGTCCTTCAGCTGTGTAACTCATCTCCATCCAGTCATCACCAATAAGGGCCAATGGACCATTGGGGGCCAAAGTAACTCGGTGGAACTCCCAAGTCTGATTCGGACCCACAGGATTATCAGATACAAATTTAAGGGCATATTCTTTATCTGTATTCTGAAGCCCCTTGACTACATTATCACTCTTCGTACCTATGACGAAACGAGCCAAGTTTGCAGCAGCTAATTCATCACAGGTGAAATCAACTGTGTATGTAGTTTCGACCACTGGACTCTTATCTTTGTTTCTCATACCAGAACGAGAGGAAAAATGGTCTTTCTTCTCCACAGAGGGATTAAGCTCAATACTTGGGCAGTTCCCTATTTCAACAAAATCCCCCTGAGATGGAGGAGTAGTTCCATTCCACTCTGCAATGTAAAGAATACCTTTTCCTATTGCATAATTATCAGTACTGTGAGGAGTAGGCATTTCATATACCTCCTACGTCATGAAAATAGTGAACCTTAATGGCAGCGTGAAAAGCCATGAAAGGTTCCCAATACTCTACTCGCTCGTCCAGGGAGATACTCAAATCTTCAACCAGTCCCCCCATAGACAAATCCGAGTAAAAAGTGGCCCAGATATCATCTGCCAAACTACTGACGTCTGAATCTGGATTAACATTATTTTGTATGTAAACATAAAGATCAACTATCAACTTACTCAAAAACTTATCAATTGTGTATTTTTGCCTGCTGCTGTATTTTGGTTCCGGTTGGGGCAATCGTCCCACGACAGCGACCACTGGGAATTGAGTAACCGCAAATTGGGTGAGATCACTATACGCTGGTAACTTCCTCTCAACAGTGCTTATTGAAGATAAAGATTCCAACTGAGTGATCACATATTGAATTATTTGTTCCCGTGTACTATTTGCCGCCACTCATTTGCTCCTTCACTTTCTCCTCAACCATTTTCATTACTTTATCTTGCTCTTCTTTACTAATCGCAAAAAATCGACGATCTTGATTGAGAAAGAAAGCTTTTTCTGGATTCGGCACCCCACTAGAATCCCGAGTGTTCAAAAAATACACTCGTGCTTCTCCAAAACTAGCATCAGGAACCATAGAGGACATCATTGCTCCAGTGTAAAACAAATTCACCCGATCAATTGGATGCCCTGTTTTGTGCCGAAAGTACGCATATGAGGGAGAATAAGGCTTGAATGGTTTGCCATCAGCATCTATGCCTTGGGCTGTGCGGGTTTCTATAGAGGCCCTGATGAAAGTGGCCAAACGCAACATAAAACTTGAATCAAAAAGTGCTTTATAGAGTCGCGATATTTTACCAAGAAACTCCTCTACACCTTTAACTTCTACACTTCTTTCAGCCACCTTTCACTAAACCCTTTCCAATCGCCGTTGGCGTGGGATATAACTCTCATCAGAATCAATAGTATCATCTGCATCCCAATCATAATTAATCCCACTTGATAGAAGATTAGACAACTCTTCGTTAAACAGTTCCCTGAAAAGTTTGTGTTGACGCTCGAAACCATCCGGCTCCGGACTATCTTTCATCAAATAAAGATAGATCAGTTCAAGAGTTTTGTAAACTGACAATCTTTTTATTTGATCTGTGTCAATCTTTTCAGGATCAAAAACCGTTTCACGCCAATCATACCCGTACTCAGCCGCTACTTCTCTATACCAGCGAGAAACAAGGATACGATTGATTATCTTAAAAGCTTCCTTGTGTTGGTCTTCCCAATCATTCACTCCAAGTTCTAGAATATTTGGTCGGACCAACACAAGGTCGTCGTCTGTTGTGTAGACCTCTATAGCCATTTCAATCTTTTTCTCCCTTCAATACATTAAGAGAAAAAGGTTTTACGTGTTTCTTGCCTTGCGTAGACGTTTTGTCTTTTTAGTCTGAGAGACAGCCTCTTCAATCCTCTTCTCAACAACCTTTGCTGAAGCTTCAGTCACACCCGGAGCAAGAACAGGGATATTAGGTGTTCCTGGAGGTTGAATAGGATCGGGGGGCAACTCAGGAGGCTCCGTCGCATCCAAATCTACCTGGATATAACCTTTCCTTTTCAATATCGAAGCTACCTTAGTATCGTTGGTGAAAAACTGTCCATCAACGAATTCCGCCAAAGGACGCCCTTTCTCTGGATCCCAGACTACCGCAGGCAATTTACCTTTATAAAACCGGAACTTCATCTCTTCCTCCCATTACATTACTACAACTTAGGTCGTTGTAGTGGTCGTGGTTGTTGTAGTCGTGGTTGTAGGCCAGGTTATCTGTTCATTAACCTTCTCTGCCCATCGACGCAAATTTGGGTGAAGACCTGGATTGGTCTCCATCCACTTGCGTAAGCTCTCATACTTTCTAGCCATTTTCTTAATCCCCCTTTCACATAGAGTTTATGGCCTCAATCCTCTAGGGATTAAGAAGTGGCCAAGTTGATGATTTTCCCGTGGTACTCTTCAGGACCGTAATCCAAACCAATCTGGCCGTAAATCTGCCCTTTCTCACTTGCTCCGGTTTTGGAAAGCTCTTCATAGAAAAGCACACCTTTGTCCGGAACAGGCAAGAACACTGGGGAACACACACTCAGATCTGCAATCAGTAGAGTACTAGCCGGCACATGAGGCGCCCAGACAACCCCAAGAACCGCAAAGTCAGTTTCAATCTGATTAATATTGAAACCACCGACATTACGATCTTGAGGAGCATACCCGTAGATCTCACTCAGTTTCTGTTTTTGAAAAGCATTAACAAAGATCACCGGATTCACGAACTGAGCACCATTAGTAGCCATGGTTCGGAGTAGTTGATTAACCAGATCCCTAGAAAGAGTTCCACCACTAGCATCGACAGAATTTGTGACACACGCAGTGATAATCCCTCGAGTTTTAGCCGCAACAGTCGCAGAAGTGGCTTTCTGATACACACCATTGAGAAATGTATAATCCACATTAACAGCCATCTGACGTAGATGGGCAGTAATCTGGAAATCTTTCTCATTGGTAACAGGCTGAGTCTGAGAAATATCTACCAGCCCGGTAGTAGCATCAGCCTTCACAGCGCCCATCACAGACTGTTTGGCGTAAGAGATGTTAACTTGGCTTTGGAAGATCTGAACCGTGTTAACATCCTGATCACGCACATAAGTCCAAGGAGTAGGTGCAGTGAGAGAATCATTTTCAGAAATCTCAGGCTGACTGGCTGCCTCAAGGGACCAAGGTTGGGCCAGAGGAAACTCAAACGCCTGAACAGTTTTTATGTTTCCGCCCTGAAGACCACCGATCATATTCAGGAACGGAGTTTGATTCGCCCCTATAAGGTAAAGTTCACCTGTATAGTTGGGACAATTCCATATGGTTCCAGCTGCATTCACATTTGCCATAGTTTATTAGCCTCCAAAATGAAAAGTCTTACTTTCAGGCAGCTCGACCCCTAGACATAGCTTCTTGGCGCAGCTTAAACATCTGATTCTTTATCGCGATAGCTGCGGCCATGTCATTGGACTCAACCGCCTTTTTGTAATCCTCTTCAAGTTTGGCAAGCTCCCCTTCACCTCCCGTTGCTCCTCTCTGGCCACCAGCAGCACCAGATCCGCCAGAGGTAGTGCGCAAGAGTTTCTCTTTACCGGGATACTGATCCAACAAAGCCTGGACAGCCTCATCAAAATCCGCCAACTCACCGGGATTCGTTCGGCTGTAGATAGGATCCCCATTAGGATAGTAAGCCACGAGTTTGAGTTTTCCAGTTTTGTCGTCCTCCTCTACCTTGAAATACCGACCAAAATAAGTTTCAGCAATCTCAGGAGGTAGAATGGTTTTAGGATCTGGCCCGGAAAACAGAGGAGATGTGGCAAAACGATTACTGACCATAAGTTCTCGAATCTGTTGATCCTTAACACCAATAGTGCCTTGGAGATTCTGGATCTCTTGGAGAAACTGATTTTTCAATTTCTCCTCCTGCTCTTCAAAAGCCTTTTTCATGTCAGCTTTCATTTTCTCCACCTTCTCAGCCTTGAGCCAATCTTTTTCATTGAAGTTCTTGACTGTCTCAAGAGCCTTTTCCGCCTCAGTTTTCCACTCTTGTAGATCCTCAATACCATCGAACAACTTTAACTTATTCTCAAACTCCTTAGCTCGTTCTCGATGTTTCTTATTCTCTCGTCCGAGATCAATAATCTTCTGGTACATCCCAACAGGATCCAAAGCCAACTCTTTGCCTTCTGGATCAAGATAAACGGGTTTGCCTTCTTGAAAAATTGGATTACCATTATCATCTGTTTTCAATTTCCATTCGCCATCCGGCATGACCTTATCCTCCTCTTAATGTTGTTCATCCGAACGAAAGACGCAACGCATTCTTTTCCCGTCCGGGATTAGAGTTCATCAACCAAAAAATCCCATCCATAAGCCATCTTCAAAAATGATTGAAGAGCAATGGAAGGATAACGTTTACCACTCTTCTCTTCAACTTGAACTATTGGCCCAAAATCATTACTATCACCGAGGTAAAAGAGTTTTTTACCTGTTTCCTTTTGCTCGGCAATGAGTTTTTCCTCTTTGACTTTACGATCTATTTTAAACTGTTGGGCCATTATTTTTTCACCACCTCCTTTCCTATAATTATAAATATTCAATGAAAAGAAATAAACTATTTTATTGTTCTACGTCGGTAATCTCTGTGATCTCATATTCAGTCACGTCATTCCTATATAACTTGACACTATTCTCTTTCGCCCACTTAAGAATCCGTTTTCTAGCAGTTTTTGAGAGTTTTTGCCATTGATCTCCACCATAACTCTTCATAAAGTAGATAGAATCAATATCTTTAGCCGCTACCCCATTCTGAATCTGAGTTTCTATGTAAACTCTATTAAACGTCTCCCCAAAATTATCAATAAGTGTCTCAATTCTACTCGTGTCAACAAGTTGTTTGAGATCTCTAATTCTCTCGCTCATTTGAACATAAACTGGTAACTCTGTTCCTTGTGGCGAAACAGTGAAAAGAGATACAAATTTTGGTTCATTCACTCTTGATGCAACAACTGCAGCCTGCTCTCCTTCTGGAACACCATGAAGATAAATCAAACTATCTGTGCCAGTAAAAGTAGCACGATTTTTCACTGATTCTTTCAACTTAACTGCTATTTCTCCATATTGATTTATCGCTCCAGAGTAAGGAAGTTCTCCTCCTTCTGCTGATGTGATATACCCATAAATAGGCCGCATCTCATCAGGTAGCCCTTCAGGAATGCCTAGTAATTCTTTTTCAAACCCTCTTCGTTTCTCTGGATTGAATAGACCCTTACTTCTCCCTGTTTCAAACTGGCTTTTGAATCTTCCATCTTTTAATATCTTATCAAGTGTTTTACCATCAACCCTAATATAAATATTTTGATACTTCATTGATTCAGCGAGTTTGGTTTCAATGTAGTTTAAATCTTCCTCAGTTATCATTTCTTCTTCCAGTAAATGTTTTGTCCTGCGTTCAATGGTTTTTGTTTGGAAGCTGATTTTTTCTCTATTCTCTTCAAGCTCTTTTAATAGTTTCTCTCTATACCTATCAACGGCCAATGAGTTATCATAGAAAGCATCAGCCACAATTCCTTGCCCAAGTGGAGGTTCCTTAAAACCAAGATCAAAAAACAATTTCTTGCCTTTTTCAGACATGGCCTCTCCAAGGAACCGTCGAACACCCATCGAAGTAAGTTCCTCTCGGGCTTTCTTGAAGAGAAGCTGAAGATCAATCTCATCAATATAACCCATATACCCGGGTCTGAATGTTACCTGTCCATTAGCAATTCCTTGAGCTGAAAGAACTCCTCTCAACTTACCTTTTCTATCACGCAGAAAATAAACCCTATCTGTTCCACTAGAACGGTATACAGCTGACTCCATCCGATCTATTTGAGATAGAATAACTGTATCATCTTTGTATTTCTTCCTCAACTCTTTCAACTCATCAGCAAAAACATCTCTAGATGTAGAGAAGGCTTTAGAATTCACCGTCTCCCCACTATAACTAGCCACTTGACCCGGGCGGCCAAAAATATGTTTTAATTCCAACTCTTCAAGAGCCTCTTCCTCAACTGTCTTCGACACACTTTTAGTAGCCTTAGTAAGATCTTCCGCTTCTGCAGCGGCAGTCTTGGCCGCTGTCTTCATACTTTTAGCTTTAACTGCTTTTTCGGCTGCCTCTGCCTTCAAACCCTCTCTAACAGAAATAAGGTCTTTGTCGTCAAGGGTTTTGAAATCATACTTCTGAATATCGACTTTCCCATCAGGAATCCACTCAGGTTCCACAGGCACCCAATGATGTCTACAACGCCACCCTCCTCGATAAATCATAGCTGGTCCTCGTTTGCCTTTCCATGGCATATCATTCCAGCTTTCAATTTCCTCTTTTGAGTAAACCTTCCCAGCTCGAGCTATACAAAATGGACGACTCGTTTTTATGATATCACCCATATAAAGAAAATGATTCATCCCTAATTCTTCTGCTTTCATGAGGGTGACTTGGTTATGAAAATTCATCACTTCATCGAAAGCCCAAGTTCCTACATATTGAGTCATCGGGCGACCACGAATATCTTCGTGGCCCAGCAAAATTCCGGTTATCGTTTTCAAGAGATCACTATAAGGAGCTCCACTAACTACTGCTCCATACATCGCCTCACTTATACGGTCCCGGGCTTGATCCCCAAAAGCCATAAAGTCCTGATATGATCGTTTATTCAAAGCTTCTATTGTTTTGACGTCAAGTCCAGCAAACTCTACTGATCTTCCTAAATCTTCAAACTGTTTCTTAACCAACCCCAACAATTTATCTCTATCACCTAACATGTCAAGCACTTCAGATCCATAAACCTGCTCAACCACCTTTGTCACATCCTTGTAAACTTTCTGTAATTGTTTCAGATTAACTGCTACACCCTCAAGTTTTCCATCCTTGGTCTTCAGTTGCTTTGAAACATCAATTATTCGTTTCTCTAAATCTTTAATAGATTTGAGGAGACGATTCTGTTGCCGCCGAACTTCTTGAGTGAGAATACGATTATTCCGCTTAGCAATATTTCCTACAGTTTTCTCATCCAACTTTCTTTATTCCTTTCTTATTCAGTTGGGGGTATTGTTGGTGGTTTGGGTAGAGTGGGCTGATTTTCAATCTCATCCATAACTTCCTTCATCTGCTCATCACTCAAAGCTGGTAACATAGCCCGGGCGATTGATTTCTTGATATAGGCGCTAAACTTTGGTGTGCGGATCAGAGTTGTAGCTGTGAGGGCATTATCAAGGTCTTGGGCTAGATCCTCTACATCATATGTTCTAGATCGTTCAATCTTGATATCTTTAAATAGATCCTCTTTCTTCTCCCACTTCAACCACAAACGAATTATCTCCTTCTCAGCTTTTTCCAACAATATTGCCTTCCTGACCAAAGTAGCATTTAACATCTGGAACTCGCTCTTGAGAGCTACACCAGATTTAGCTACTGTACTGATCTCTGTTGCCGCCATACCACCGATATTAGTAGAACGGTAGACTTCAGCTACTTTTCTTTCAATCCATTTGAGAATAGCCTCAATCGGTTCTGCCACCCGGGCCTCCAACCAATCAGGTTTACTCTCAGGGCGGTCAGGATCAAATTCTAATATCGCAGTCACACCCACTTCATCTTTCTGTGGCATATCTTTACCTGGTAAGGCTGCCTGTTTAGGTTTCCTCATCATAGGAAAGGCTGCATAATCAATAACTTCTTCCCCATCACTCAAATTTTTCATAATACTCACATCAATCCTGGCTACCTCATGGATGTCACTCACACCTATTGGCCAAAATCGTCCTTTTTTGTTCATAAGCCACACAAAAGGGATCTCACCTAGAGTGTTAGTACCACTAGATTCAAGTTTAGGTTGACCAGATTGATCTCCTTTTTCCGGTAATTTCCAAACCTCCCATTTATCCAATGTCCATATCCTCACTCGATCATCATCATCCAACAATTTAAGATAAGTAAGATTTGGGACTCCATTTATATCACGTTCAAATTTCCAATCGAGAATTGATGGAGGATGATAAGAACTAACATAAGGATAAACCCCAGCATTCAACTCTTCCTCTTTAGTTTTGAAAGTGATATCAGCTTTATCCACCAATATCCCCACAAATCCATAAATAGAAGCATACTTTCCTTGTTCCATAAGAAATTCATCAAGAGAATCATTCATCAAATCCGCATTTCTCTCAAAAGTCCGCCAAGTGTTATCTTTTTCCAATCCAGATAAATCTCTCTTCACAGGTTTCTTGAATAGATAGAAATTGAAAATATCAACAACAGAACTTGAGTAATTGAAATTGTATGCTTGCTGTAATCGACGTTGATAGTTCGCCCAACTTTCCCTCTCATGACGGATGAGATAACCTTGACGCAGTAATTCCCTCACACCTTCATATGCGCTTATCAACAATCGCCATTCTGGGGAGTTCAAAACATAAAGTTCATTGGCGGATTTCAACACTTCTGTAGTAACAGTGGACTCTGCCATTGTTCAGATACCTCTCTTTCACATAAAATTAGAGTAGAACCAATCGTCTTGGACTCTTTTTACCTTTTGCAAATAGCTTGATTTCTGCTGCACATGCCCTTTGTTGGATTTTCTTCCCTTTTCCAGCTTCACGAGCCTTACTATATCCAATGGCTCAAGCCTGCATTCTTGATTTTGCACGTCTAAGTGTTCTCTTAGCCATCTCTTTAAGCCCTCCCTTGACTATGAAGTATTGCATAGTGCATGGCCCGGGCTTTACGCCAATTTTCCTTCATATTGGGCCCACAATAACACTTTATGATAGTTCCTTTAGGTTTATCTCGCTTGGAACCTTTTTTCTTTTTGTGCCCATGTAGGACACAAACACAACGACCTCTTTGTCTAACCATATGTTCCTCCTATTTCCAATATTTCTGTCCACTCGATACATATTGGATAACAGGAAATTCTTTATGTACATAGTATCCAATAGCATCAGTCAAATGACTAATCATAGAATCATATGTTTTATCAATTTCCCCACTTCCTCCCGGTTTCGCCCTCACAGCCATAAAATCCTCTACTGTGTGGGGTGCTTTGGATGGATCTACCATCAATCTTACTTTTCCATCCATACTCAACAAACGACTATTCACACTATTAACACGCTCCCGCTCTCGGGGGTTACTCGGGCTCACATTTATGTGTACTCTCTCACTCCCAAAATGATGACTCAACCGTCGACGAATCAAATGCCAATCACTACCCATAACTTTTGCTGTTCCGCCTGCTCCACCAGTAGCATCACCATAACATATAACAGGGCCTTGATGTTGGCCCCATTTCCTTATCAATTGATCGCACACCCTCAAAGTGTTACTATTGGTTTCAATCCAAACTTCACCTATCACTCCAGTCCCCCATTGACCTGATGGCAAATCTTGTTCCTGTATCACAGCAGCAACTCCGGGGCTAATGTTGAAATCGAAACAGAAAACCAAAATTCGAGTTGGATCATAAGCGAGGCGGGCACAATGTTTCTTCTCATCAAACACATAATAGATCATTCCTGAAAAATTGACAAACTGTGCCTCGTACTCTTGTTGGAAAGTAAGTTCATCTAAATCTCTACGAGCACTCTCAATCTCTTTTGCCGGCAAGATATCAGCCGATTTCCACCAAAAATAATTCCATTCAGGAGCCAAAGAACCAGATGAGGTACTACTGATAAGACGTTGCATTTTGGCAAATTCTGCTGTCCTATAAAAATGATTCCTTCCCTCAGGAACACCTATAAAATCACACCATCCTTCTCTGTCAGATAAAGCAGGCCTTACGTGTTCACCCCAGGTTTCAGGTTTCATATTTGCATACTCATCTAATACACCACCATCCCAAGGTGTTCCCTCTATTCTCTCTGGTTTATCCATGCCTAGAACATGTATCTCTGTCCCATTTATCAAACGAATAACAAGGGATGATTCACTCGGTGGCCCATCCATAGCCCATGTAGGAACCATAAGCTTGAGGTCTTTCCAATAAATCCTTTTCGCTTGGTCTCTAGTAGGAGCAGCACAGAAAAACTTAGGATCAGAATATGGAGTTCCAACCATTGCAGCCCTCACAATCTTCCTCTTAGCCAACTCAGTTTTCCCTGACCTTCTCCCAGCTACTACTACATTGAATCTAGATTTTGATGTCCAATATTGATGTTGTATTCTGTGGGGTCTCAATGGGTAGAGACGGTTGATAGGAATAACCTTATTTTCAAAAGATGGATTAATATTGCTTGTCTCTTCTGCAAACATCTCTATCCTTTTTTTCCTTGTAAAGAAATTTTTTCTTCGAACTGTTGCGGAGGAGGAACTGATTTCAGAAGATCCGTAACAAAATTTTTGATACGCTCTGCTTTGCTTCGAATTTCATCTTCGCTCTCTGAACCTTTATCTGCCCATATTTTAAGATATTTTCCTAACAACTCTAACGCTTGAAGCTTAGACCACAACTTTATTTTAGTGTTAGCTCCGTATTGATTATAAGTAACCTGAATCTCCGCTATAGCTCCAATAAGCTCTTCATCTAAATCATTACTATCATAAAGTCTAAATATTCCATTATGCCATTCTCCAAAGTCCTTTAAAGATGCAAAAGCTATAGTGCTCAGTTCCTTAATAACTCTATTCACCGTAGCAAAATTACGCTCTCTTTTTTGTTTTACCAACCAAGAAATATACTGTTTTATCTTTTCGTCCTCAAGAAGTTTGTTAGACCAATAAAAAATAAGATTTTTGTTTCTAGCTTTGTATCCAGCAAGAACATAAGCTTCAGTAGGACGTTTTCCTTTTACAATCTCTTCACAAAATCTTATCCTTTTAGGCGTTAAACCCTTCAAAAGATAATCTTCTTCTTTTTTAGGAAGATCGAGAACTTCATAAACATTTTCTTCTTTTAACACTTTTTCCATCACTTTTTTAGGACTACGCTTTTTCAATTTTTTTTTAGGCACACTTACTTCCTCCGTAAGCTCAATGATTGCACAAAAATATCAATCACGCAAGTATATTATATATTATGCGTTAACAAAAAAAAATATAAAATAATTAACAAGTTTTAGGATTAAGAAACAGAAAGACTTGGAAGGCAAATTAATAGAATAGAAACAAGCGCCTAATAGAGTGAGTAATTTTAAAATTATTTATAGGCAAATTAAGCGTTAATATGTATTTTAATCGTCACATAGTTTTTCTATAGTCTTAAATATATTTCCACAGTCAGCACAAACTCTTTCTCGGATTATGCAATCATCATCCTTTTTTCTAATCGCTATAATTCTGCTAGTGAATCCTCCACAATTTTTACATTTTGGGCCAATTCTTTGTTCTGATCTAGGACGGAGTTGAATTCCTTCTTTCAACATAAAATTTCTCAATGTAGTATATGATACCAAAAGTTCATCACACATCTCATTTAATGATTTATTCTCTTTCCAATACAAATCCGAGACCAGTTTTTTTGGATCATTATAACCAAATTTTAAAGCTATCGCACCCCAATCTATCAT